CCCTTGCATGGCTGGCCGTAGGCTATGGCGAGCCCTTCCCAGAGCATGAGCAGGATGTGGTGGCCCTGCCTCCTGAATCTGCCCCTGCCGAAAGCACCCCAGCATTTACCCCCGACGAACTGGAAATGATCCAGCTGTACAGGTCTGCTCCGCTCATGCTGAAAATGCAGGTAGTTCAAGCGCTAAGCTCCGGTGCTATGCCTGCAGGTGGGGCCGAACAGATAAAGCCTCTTTAAAATCAGGGAAATTGAACTATGGATATTGTTCAGAGATTAGAACTGGCAGCAGAAGCCGGTGAAGTTTTAGACGTTATTTATCATGGTGGAAGTCAGCCAGGCGCTACCAGAAAGCTGACGCCTATCCGTGTTAATGGTCATAAGTTTCATGCCAAGTGTATGGAAACCGGCAAATTCAAATTCTATATGATTGAGAAGCTGGAAATTATTGGCGAGCCGCTGCCACTTCCTGATGACTGGATGCCAGACCGTGTTATTCAGTACGAAAAAGAAAAGTATCGTAATCAAAAACCACAACGCGACCCTGCGGAGTTTGCCGAAACAACCATGACGGCAATGGCTGAGGCTGGCTGGGTTGTTATGCATAACCTTTCGGCTGTAGAAGTAGACGGCACTAAGTACCTATCGGGCATGTTCTTTTTGCATTCTAAGTTCAAAAGCGGAAAGCCTAAAAAAACTCCGACCCTCTCTTTCTCGATTCAGCCATATGAAACTGAACTGGGTGAATTTCCGGACGAATCCACAACCACTGTACAGCCAAAGGCCCGGCCATATGGGGTTTATGGCAAGTGCAAAGGTAAGGCTTTTTCTTCGCTGGATTCTGCCGCTGATTACTTTAACGAACAGGCTGCATTGCTGGCCATGAAATATCTGGAGTCTTAACCATGCGCCAGTTAATTCATATCGACAAAGCCGGGCATATTATCGGTGAGTTTCCACACGATATTAATGCCGGTTTTCAGGATTGCCGCCGGGGTCTTCGCCGCCGTCTGGTGAATGTAAAAGAGGCCAGTCAGATGCCGCTTGATGTGGCATTAAAGCTGGCCGAAGAACGCTATAAGCTTGAAGAAAAGCGCATCCGCGAAGTGCAGTTTGTTGCCGACGAAAAGCGCAAGCAGGCGGAATACCGGCGTAAAAATATGTCGTTCTCTGATGCTGCTGACAACTGGCTGAAGCATGTTGGTGTGGTGAATTCTGAAGTAACGGTTGCACGCTATGCGCAGACGATCCGCCTGTACTTGTCTACCGTAGGCGACCATCGCCTGCGCGATTTCAGCCGTGAACATAACATCAGATTTTTTGATGAGCTGGCTAAGGTTAAGGCGGTTAACCGTGGTGACCGTACCATTTCAGCAGCAACCCAGAATATGCACATGCGTCAGCTGGCTGTGTTTCTTGGCTGGGCGAATGATAACGAGATGATCGACAAGTTACCGCGCCTGAAGAAGGCACAGCCCAAGGTGAAGGAGATGGAAGTATTCAGCCTGCAACACCTGGAGCAACTGAAAAAGTGGCTGCTGTCCAATATTGAAAGTTCTGCACAGGGGCGGCCTGCCGTTAACGCCCGTAACCTGTACCGTGCTTTTATGCTTGCCACCAATGCCCTGCTGCGTAAGGGTGCCATCGGCTCCTTGCCTCTGTCCGGCATTGATCTGTATGCAAAGCTGGTGCGTATTCGTGATGTTCCAGAGCTGGGCTGGAAGAACAAGGCAAACCGCTGGCCAAATAAACCAATGAATAACCGCCTGTATGAATTCCTGCGTGATGACCTTGCGGCCCGCGATCCGGCAGAACGCTGGTATCTGGATGATGGCCGGGGCAACCCTTGGTATGCCGACCCGTCACACATCAGCAAAGCCATGACCCGCGCCTGTAAAGCCGCTGGCCTGCCGGGTGGTGTGAAGCCGTTTCACTGGGGAATGCGCGCCGCTCTGATTACCTGGCTGCTGAACAACGGTGAAAGCCCGCAGAAGGTGCAGCAACTGGCTGACCATGCCAGCGTTACGACCACCATGCGCTACTTCAACACGCGAGAAGCGAGCCAGCAGGAGGCGGTCGATAGGCTGCCGGAAATCTGATTTTTATGTCAAATCAATGTCAACTTTTCAGGAGAAAATAAAAACTCCTTTTTAAACAAGGGTTTATAGGTGATACCCCGACGACTCATAATCGGCAGGTCCCCAGTTCAAGTCTGGGTGGGCCCACCAATAAACCCTTTAAAATCAAAGCATTGCGCAAAATTGCTACTCTAATTATTTTATGTCAATAGCATGTCAAATGCGTTTTTCTCGCGCAAAAATGTCAACTTTCATGTCAACTTTTCCCGACGTCTCCGCTCTTCCCCGCACTTTTGTGCAATTCGCTAAACTGACCGGAACCCCACGTATTCCCTGACGCTCTTCGCGTCCCTCTTATCCGGCATCCGCGCTGCTTTGCACTTTTCCGCACTTCGTGCAATTGAGCATTCCTACTATCAGTCCCAGTACTGGCGCGGCTTTTGTCCCATTTGCACACACAATAAAACCGCACAAATCCGCTGAGAAAGGCCCGCAGGTGTGGTGAGGAGGAGTGCTTTTTTTGGCTGGAAGGTTTTTTCTGCGTGGTTACTGGGCTGGGGGGAGTTTCATCAGGAGAAAATATTCGGAAGGCGCGCCGTAGCTGGCTGGGCTGCCCGCTTGCGTGTTTTTTTGTTCCGGATTTTGAACAATAAAAAAGCCCGCGGGTAATGTGCTTACCGGCGGGCTGATGTGCGGATAGTTTTATTGTTACAGCGTGATGCTGTCCAGCGTTGTTTTCAGGCTGTCCACGCTGGCCTTCACAGCGGCGAATGCAGCAGCATTTGCTGGTACCGACGATGGACTACCCGGAGCCGTGCAGGTGACTGTGAGCAGCGCTATCTGCTGCATTGCTGTTGATACCTGGGCCATGGTGTCACTGATCAGTTTCAGTAGGTTATTGCCGTCTGGCCCGATATGAACCTTTGCTGCTTTCGCGCTGAAATTTACGGCAGCCTGGTGTGTGATACTTCCCCCGGCTTCCGCCGTAATATCAGCCCCTGCTTTTGCGATGATCTTTAATGCAGCCTGACGCAGTTCTGCGGTTGCGCTCTGCGTGATGTTGGCACCGGCCACCTGATTGATATTTCCTGCCGTCAGAATATTAACAACCGTTTCAGCCAGCAAAAGGATTGCTGCAGCCTCTACTTTTTTTGTGCCGGCAATATCCTCATGGCTGTGTCCCAGCACCCGGCTTGCTTCGGTACCAATTGTGCGGATGACTTCCTGAATAACCTGATCCAACGTATGGCAGCTGTCTGTTATTTTCTGGTCTGTTTCCCTGATCCAGTTGCCTGCCTTATCGACAGACTGCCGCGCTGCTTGCGACTGTTGCCAAACCATGTCTTCCGCATCCATTTGCGGCAGCGCCTGACGTTCTCCCAGGATGCTACGCACAAAAGGCCGTTCCGGTGATCCGTTCAGCCATGCCAGTTCCACGATGGTTCCTTTTTTCGGCAGCGCAAAAAATCCGCGCTCATCACCACCGCCAACAATCCCCACCGGCACAGCATCCAGTTTGATTCCTGTTTCCTGGTAACTGCTGTTTAATAGCTGCACATCAACAGCCAGACGCGGCCGGTAATTATCGCTGACGCCGCCGGTCTTCGGTGCATCAGATATTGCCGTTACCTCTGCCATCACAGGCAAATGATAACCGGCTGCCAGCTCCGGGAATTGGCGTACTATCTGGCGCCTTAAATCATCGCTCATGCAATCGCCCTGATATAACTGCTGCTTAACGTTGGTTGCCACTGCAGGCGCATTTTATCGTCTGTTATATCGATGCTATGCAGTACCTGTGTGCTGCCCTCTCCGATCTGAATACTTGCACCTGGGCGCAGTATTGGGAGCAGCGGAATAGTGCCGCCGGTTGCTGTTAATCCTGAAAATATAGCCGGGTCTAGTTGTATGGTTTTGCTGCCCTGCAGACTCTGCGCACGCTCGCCAATATAAACGCGTCCGTCCGGTTGCTGACTCCAGATGCCGGACGTTACCTGCCACACCCTCAGAATGTTATCCAGCGCACCATAGCCACCGCCAATATGCTGAAAGCGTGACATCTGCTGCTTTGTCCACGGCTGATCTGGTAAGACAAACGTCAGGCCGGTCTGAGTACCGATTTCTGCCAACACATCCGCAGGCAAGCAATGTCTCAGATTAAGCGGAGTTCGACGGTTAGCCAGCGCGGATAATTCGCGCACAGCTAACTGCCATACATCGTTATTAATCTGAGAAACGCGCTCAATAAAGCCCCAAAGCAAAGGCCGCCAGCCTGAGTCATTCAGAACAGATTCAAGCTCCACGCCCTGCCCTACAGCAGGCACAGAATTCAGTTTCGCAGTGATGATCCCCCGGCCCGGTGTTGTCACCTCAAGCCTTACCATGTGATTTATGCGCTCTGCCATTTCGCCATTAATTTTTAACCGGTGGTCAATACGCATCAGGAATCAAACCCACTTAAAAAGCCTTCCACTTTCTGCAGTGCTTTATAAACAAACCCGTCTTTATCTATCGCCGAATCAGATTCGGAGCTGCCGGATACTTCTTCACCAGAAATGCTATCTGTTACCACGGCAGCAGCTCCTGCCTTACGGATTGCCTCTGCCCGTTCCGCAGTACTCAAATATTCAGAGAATGAAAAGGTAACAGCCCACGCCAGCAAATCCGGAACCTTCCGCGCATCCAGATCGCCATCAAAAATAACGCGGGTAATATCGGCTGCGTCTGCGGTTTCATCCACGATGGTATACACCGCTCTGCTGCCGTCATCTTCCAGCGCTTCGGCTAATTTAATCAGTTCTGTTAAATCACCAGCATCTTTAAAACCAATCCGGCCACTAACACTAATCTGTTTTGCCTTTGTCCCTGTGTTCAGTTTCGTTGTAGCGCTGCTGTTACCGCTGGCATCCTGAGTTTTAATCGGCAGCTTCAGCGACGTGGACAAGTCCTTCAGCTTAATTTCTGTCGTCTTCCCGTCTCTTTCCAAAATCATAAGCCAACCTCTGCTTTCAACGGGGCCAAAGCATCCGCGCTGCCCATATAAGCGAATAAGACGCACAGCGGCGCTTCAGGAGAGGGAACAGTCACAGATTCAAGCTGTGCCGGAATATCACCGGCTAAATACAGCGCCCAATCAACAGGGCCACCATGTGCAGCCATCGCTACGGCCTGTTCCTGATGTCTGCTGCTTCTTTCTGACAAAAAGCCCTGCAGTATCGCAACCGGGTCAGTATCTCCCGCCACAGATTCCCCCAATGACACAACCATGCTGGCATCATTCAACTGATTACCTGCTCCAGTCATCTGACCATTGGTTTCACATGCCAGATTCACAGCATTCTGATTGATAAATATTTTTTGCTTATCGTGATTAATCAGCGCTTCAGCATGTCGCAATGCCTGTAATAACGGTACAGAAGGGACTGCAGAATTCAGCGCCCGCAGACCATCAGCCAACTGCCCTGCATTGTCGGCAGGTACTAAAAATGCCAGCACTGCGTCAAAGCCCGCTGCATGGTCAGCCAGAATACTCTGCGCGGTTTCTGGCGTTAATGTTGACGCCATCGACAGCGCAGAGCGGTCAGAAATTCCGGCATTCCATGGCGTAATGCAGATAGTATCCATCGTCTGACGGTATGCGTTTAATTCTGCTCTGGCACTTATATCAATACTGCCCTGAAGGCTGCCTGATTCAGCAATATTTTCAGGCAGAACGACCGCAGAAAGCGCACCGCTCTGACTCGCTAAAGTAGCAGAATCAAAAGCCCATAACGGTGATGATCTAACAGCCGAACGCCACATAAGACACCATTAATATTTATCAGAGGTTTACCGGCATATCCGGCCAGATAATGTTTTCCGGAAATCCTGCCTGCTGCTCAATAGCCAGCAGACGTTCACGCGCGTCAGCCATTGCGGCCTTTTCTTCATCAGTTAACGCACCCCAGCGAATCGGATTCACGGCAACCTGATCAATTGCATAAACCCGGTGGTCACGCTCTGCCAACACTTCGGACATAATTTCTTCCTGACTTTTAATATAAGGCGCGACATCACCATAAGCCCCCGATACCGCAGCCTGAAAAATTAAAAGTCCGTGTGATTCCGTATCGGTTGGTGAAGCGGTGAACGGAATCCAGCCATGAACAGGGTGGTTTACCTCAATATCAATACTGCCATTAGCGTTGTATTTTGGGTTTTTACATAAAGCATTCATTAATCAATCCTCACAAATAACGTCGATGCATAACGCGACCCACCCATAGCCGAACAGCTTCCTCTTGCCTGCCATGTGCCAGATAGTTGCCCACCGGCCCCGACACCGGCTTGGTTTTTATCACCGCTTAAAAAAACGGAAACCCCTGATGTATGCAGACTGGCACCGGAATAATTTGCGCCATAAGTAATAGAAGCCGAGTTTACAGTGGCGTGCCTGGCGTAAACATGCGCGCCCTTTGAACCGGCAGAGATTCCGGCAATGGCAGCTCCTGCAACACCAGGGTAAATAGATGAGATTCTCATAGCGCTATGGTTATGTGAGTCATCCACTACAACGGCAGTAATAGACACATTTGAACCGCCATCAAATGATGCACTTCCACTTACATCGCCGGTTAATGCAATGTTGCGCGGTGTCTCCAGTTTCGTGGCCGTTGCTGCATTTCCCGTAGTGTTCTGGTTACCTGGAGCATTAACACCCGGCAAATTAATATTGGCGGAGCCATCAAACAGCACGCCGCCAATAGTCCGCGCTGTCGCCAGTTTTGTGGCTGTCGCTGCATTGCCCGTGGTGTTCTGATTACCCTGCGTATTTACACCTGGCAGATTAATACTGGCCGAACCATCAAACGCCACACCGCCAATGGTGCGCGCTGTTGCCAGTTTCGTGGCCGTTGCTGCATTACCGGTGGTGCTCTGATTACCAGGTTTGTTAACACCTGGCAGATCAATACTGGCCGAACCATCAAATGACACACCGCCAATGGTTCGTGCTGTCGCCAGTTTTGTGGCTGTTGCTGCGTTACCGTTCAAATCCGCTGTAATAGTTCCTGCGCTGAAATTTCCGGACGCATCCCGCTTAACAATTTTACCGGCAGAATTTGTACTTTTAGCCGCAGCCCCCAGAGTTGCCGGCGTAATTGCTTTTTCTGCATTCTCGTAGGCCAGTGCTTCAGCAGCAGATGCAAGCAGCATTAATCCCCTGCTGTTCTCAGTTGCCATAGAAAGCCGTGAAAGGCTGTCAACAACAACTCCACGCTGATCGACGATATTAGACGTTGAATTAATCACACCCACTTTTACCAAAGAGTGGGTCATATCGCCGTCCATATAATCAGGTAACAGGGCGCCATCATTCAGAATCACGTCACATACGTTTTCAATTCCTGCCATCGTTCGCTGCTGATAAACATCCAGCCAAACAGTTTGCGGCAGTGTGCCTGTTGTCACGACCAGCTCTTCAGACAGCACGGTTTCAAGTCCGCCTACCACGGCAGCCCCTGCTGAAATCCGATAAGCGCTCCCCGAATACACAACCTTAAACGCATTGCCTTCAAACGCTGCATTACCGAATACAGCTTTCATCGCATTGCGCTGAATATCATCCATCGATCGCAGACGTCCGGTGTAATCAAGCTGCCAGCTTTCAGCCGCTATCGTAATACCAGTAACATCAGCAGCACCGTTAAACTCAATCGCAAAGTTTTTAGTCAGCACGTTACCGATACTGTCACCAACGGTTGCACGCTTTTCCTGATCCGGCAGATAAGCAATTGCAACCAGCGTGTCATCTGCAGACGCATAAAGCCCCATCCAGTTAAATGTCCAGGTACCCAGCGACGAGGGCATAGTGACCGAATAAACAACGGAATTTTCATTCACGTTTGCAGCACTCGTAACCGGCAGTGTATCCAGAAGCACCGGCATTCCTTCCGCCCTGTCCGGTGTTGCAGTGTGGTCCAGACCCGGAATGTATGCGAATACCACCGAATCAATATTCAGTGCTTCCGCTGCCTGAATTTTATTTCTGATCAGGGTTTCCCCTGCATGTGTGATAACAGCCATGGTTAAAGCTCCAGTTTTGCCGTCATGTTATCGGTAAAGTGTTCCACGCTTGCGGACAGAATGTTTAAGTCAATATTGGCCACAGTTGTATATTCATAGCGGCGGCAAGTTCGCCCATACTTTTCAACAATGATTTTCAGCAGTTCCGGTTTTTCTGAAATAATGCTTTCTGTCACGTTAATCCGGACAATATCCCAGTTTTCCGCGTCTTCCCGTTCGCTGATCTCGATATACCCAAGCCCGAGCCGCGCCCAGATTCGTTCTAGCCCTGCCTTAGTTCCGGCATCCTTCGCATTGGCGTAAGCCGTTTTTACCCGTAACCGGTACAGGCTCTCTGGCTCGCCGCTATAACGCTGAACATCGCATTCATCTGCCAGCAGATCGACCATAAACAAAGGCGCATTTTCAGGGCTCAAAGCTTTAAGAGGCCACGCAAGCCATTCTCTGCATTGCTGCCACCATTCATCCAGAAAGCTGGCAAACCCCTGCGCATCTGCTTTTTCCTTTGTTCCTTTTTGCCAGAACACCAGACTGATTTTATCCATCAGGCTGCATCCTCAGTAATGGATACCGTCAGCGTTTGCAGTCGTGGAATATTTGCTTCGCTGACAATATCGCCGATATTAAATTCAACCGACGTTAACACCGGAATCCGCTTCATAATTTCTGAAGCCAGCTTTGACATAGAAAAGCGCTTGTAATACCAGGTCTTTTCAACTTCATAAGCGGAATTCTGACGAAATGCACAACGTATAATCTGTTCAGCCTTATCTGCAGCAGCCGTCATATCAGCAGCGCTGGTACCCGCTACAGCATAAAGAGCGGCCACAATATTGTGCTGCGTCTCCGGAAATGGCTTAACGCGAAGGTCATCACCCAGACCGTGATAGCCCTGGTCAGTAATATACGTATTCACTTTATTCAGGTATTCGCTGCTCGAAACGCCATCATCAAAAACCACCAGAGCATCAGCACTGCCTGCCCCCCGTGGCGCGGTGTTGTACTCGATATAAATTTTGCTGTAATCAATGCCGATCTGTTCAGCAATGATCGACTTATAAACCGCTGTTACATGCCAGTCAGAAACCGACGGGAAACGCGCCCTGATCCGTTCGCGGTAATCGTCGTCTTCTTCATCGTCCGTTCCTGGTGTTGTAATCCAGTTCTCTGTATTCGTTACACTGGTTATTCCGGTGATAGGGGTAACCAGAGACGAGAAGTAACCCGCAGCAAGGTTGTATTCAGATCCGGGATTTTCAGCTTTAACCGGAACATCAATGCTTAAATCTGAACTGGTAAAAATACCTTCTGCCGTCGTAATAACCCGGTAAACCCTACCGTTAATCGCGGCTGTTTTAATCAAAGTACCGGCTTTAACCGATAAACTGGAGCCGGTGCTATCGCGGTTAAACTGAATAACCCCATTCAGCACCTTTTTCTTTTTCCGCTCTACATTACGACTCCAGCCGATCATATCCAGATAGACGCCTGCAGCTGTTTTCAAAAACAGATTCGGCATAACACCAGTAATCACAAAAGCAATAAGCTGCTGAAACGGATAAACAGCCACCGACCGCAAGAACTTCCAGAACGGTGAAAACTTGCTGTCATTGTTAAATTTCAGACCGGCAGCATCAGCCTTACTCTGAAATTCGGCCTCTATATCTGCCGTTGTCACTGGCAGCCCGGCATCCTTTGCCTGATCATAAAAATACTGCTGCGTGCTATCGAGAGACGCCCGTTCAATATCAGCCATCAGTTTGCCCCTATCGTAATCAGCCCGAACTCTGTTTCGGCAGTAATTACCAGATAAATTTCTTTCGTACTGCTCAATGTCTCAGATACTGAACTGGTGCCGGGTGTTACCCGGCTGTCATTCTCTACGACTGTGCGCAGCTTCTTGCGAATCATCGCCCGGCGCTGTTGGTTTCGTTCACCGATCAAGTCAGACAGCAACCCGCTTTCACGGATAGCGTGATTAATGTCTTGTGCAATAACATCACGATCCGTTATCAGCAGTGGCTGCCCGTCGTCATCCGTTACGATGTCATCGTTTTCAATCAGCAGATCAATATAAGTACTCATATCAACCCGCCCCTAACAGTGAATAGGCTTCCAGCTGCTCAGGAGTTGGCATCTGATCCACGTTGAAAGTAACCCCGCCAAAGTAATTACTTTTAGAACCATCACTGCCTTTCAGCATCTGAGTAACACTTTCCCTGGCTGTTGGGCCACTTACCTGGGCTTTATTCATACCCAGTGTTTCGATTTGTGGAATATCGTCTTTCCATGACGACATATCCGGCATATCTGGTTTATTAACCTTAAAATTCTGAGTGGCTGACAGCTCAATTTCATTAAACCCGAACAGCTCTTTTGCCCACTCCCAAGCCTGACCCAGTTTTTCAAAAACTTTGTCAAGGAATGCCATCAGCGCCTGTCCCCACTTAGTGCTGTTAAGCAGGTTCTTCAGCTTGTCCCACCATCCAAAATATTCGCCCAGCTTATAAATTCCGTAGGCAATGGCTGCGATTAAAATCCCGACCGGGCTTGTGATAAAAATCATCGCGGCTCTGACTGCTTTCAGAATAAAGTTCAGAACCATCATCGCCTTTGAAAATGCAAACACAGCGACAGAGCCCAACTTAAAGAGTGTGGCCATAATGATGTGCTGCAAGCTGTAACCCTTAACCGCCCACATAGCAGCCATGACCACTGCCCGGAAAGGTAAAAGCAGCATTCCGAACCCTGCAAGCGCAGCCCGCCCGATACCAAATATCACCGACATAAGACCAACCGCACCACCCAGCAGGATAATTCCCAGTGCAAGCAGGCCCACCCACTTGGTCAGGTGCGGGAATTCCCTTGTCCATGCCATTACCACGGTCAGGCCGCTTGTCATGCTGCTCAGCACGTCATTAATGGTTGGCAATAGCGTTGTGCCAAAAGCAATCCGCAGCCCTTCTGTAACCGCCCTGAACTGCTCCCACGGGTCAACCATCGCTTTGGCCATATCGCGGGCATTGTCCATGCCCTTAATGCGGCCCAGCTTGGTAATGCTGGCGCTCAGGCCGTCAGTCTGCTTCATCAGCAGATTAATCAGGCCAACGGCTTCTTCACTGCCGAACGCCTCTTTCAGCTGCTTGCTTTCCGCAACTTCCAGCGTGTCACCGAACCGGCCCTTCAGCTTGTTCAGAATATCCAGCATCGGCAGCATTCGGCCCTGGCTGTCAGTGAAGCTCATACCCAGTTTATCCTGGGCATTGGCAACACCGGCAAGAAACGCTTTGTACTTTGTCCCCGCTTCGCTGCCGCTCATGGTGGACTGCAGCGTTCCAAGAATGGCCATCTGCTCAGACAGACCAATACCTGCAGCGGTCGCATTCGCCCCAACCGAAGTAAAGGCGCTGCTCATTTCCTGCCACGTGGTTTTAAACATCTGCACAGCAGCTGCGGTCTGGCCGGTCAGCTGCTCCACCCACTTGGCTTTTCCCATGGCTTCAGCCTGGTCAGAGAAAATGCCATACATGGTGCCCATGTAATTGGTAATCGTGCCGGCGTCTGCCTTCGTGCCTTTAGCCAGCACGTTGCTGGCTTCAGTGAACTTTGCCAGTTCGCCATTTCGTAACCCGGCAATAGCCGATTGAATGTCATACGATGAACGCACAAACTCAGCCGCGCTTTCACCGTAAGCCACCGAGAAATTCAGCGCTTCGTCCTGCAGTTTTTTCAACTCGCCTTCTGCAACATTCAGACTGCGAACTTCGCCGACCGCTTCCTGCATGTCATACACTGGCTGCATCAGGGTTTTAACACCCAGAAATGACGCACCCAGACCAATGGCCCCTCCCCGAATAGAATCAAACCCGGCATTGGCATTGTTCTTAATGCCTGTCAGATTTTTATTAATTCCCTTCAGTGGTGCGCTGACCATATCGGTCATGCCTACTACAAACTGAAGTTTTTCCAGAGCTGAAACACTCATTCTTTAAATGCCTTGGCGATTCCGTTATTAACTGCGTTACTCATGTTTTCCAGCAGATCGCCATAGAGCCACACAGCATCAGCAAGGGTCTGCTCACTGGGGTTTTCATCCTTAAAAAACAGTCTGGCTAATACCAGCGCCTGCCCCAGTGAATTTTCTTTCAGCCGCTCTGCTGCGCGGCTTATGCCTTTACGGTGATCTGCACTTTTGGCCGGAACTCGGTCATCAGGTGGCCAGCAATATCAGTGGCCAGTCCCTGGTCTAACCAGACCATCAGCTTTTCTTTGTCTTCCGGATGAACCGTTGCAATCGCAAAGTTAAAACTCGGCGCTACTTTGTTGCTTTCAGTCATCGAGTTCAGGCAGTTGTTATATGCCGACAGGCTTACGTTAAAGCGCAGTTCGTCTTCACCAATGGTCAGCCCAATTTTTTTACCGGTTTCTTCAGACATGTTCTTACTCCACAGTTAATTATTTAAGTGCTTCTTTGACGCCCATTACCAACACAGACGCAAGTCCTGTCAGCGCAATTGCGATCAAAGATGAGCGGATAAAACCGCCAATTTTTTCTGACGTTTCGCGTTGCTGACGAATATAAGCGAAGTCTTTCTGAACCTTCAGCGGGTCAGACGCATCCAGACCCAACCGAAGCAAGACATTTTCGGTTCCTTCCTCGGCCGCTTCGCGCACCAGCCTTTGCAATTCTGTTGGGTCCATAGCCAGTCCTTATTCCAGCGCTTTTTTCAGCCCGTCTTTCAGCAGCTGGGCTTTAAAGTCGGCCACGGTTTCTTTAGTCAGACGGTTGGTGCTCATCGAAGCCAGCTTTTCCAGCAGGCTGACAGCAATGCGGGTAAATAACCGTTCAATAATAATCGGCCAAGCAATACGGCCCAGCACAGCAGCCAGCACATCAAGCACCAGTTTCCAGCTCAGGCCTGTACTTCCCGCCAGCACGGCCAAAAGTGCTTTAATCGCTTTCATGTTCATCACCCCACACATGCTGCTTAAATGCTTTCAGATATTGCTCTGCCGTGGCGGCACCGGCTTCTGTGTTCCAGTATTTTTTTGCGTACTCCGCCAGCCCTTGCAGGTCATCTGCATCCGGTAAGGGTTCCGGTATCGTATACAGATAAACCCGCGCCATGCCCGCAGCCAGAATCAAATCCGTTACCAGTCGGCTGGCCGGGTAATTCATTGGCACAGCCATAAATCGTCCTGTCCGTGCCAGGTAATCACGGCAAAATTCATAGGTTGCCGGTTCCATCTGGAACAGCCCCAGCGCTGGGCCACCTTTCTGTCTGCAGTACATAAAGCCGCCACTCTCATGTGCAGCAATCATCAGCAACAGACGAACCGCCGCTTCAGAATCAGGAAGATTGAAGCGGGTCAGTACCGCCTCAATCGTGGTGCGCAAACTCAGCGCAATCTGTTGAACGCTTACAGACATACTTCCCCCTTAAAATCAGAACAGTTCGAATTCAGAACCCGGCACATAAGGCGTGCCGTTAATCCAGACAAAATCCGGACTGGTCACGTCATACGGCAATTTCACTTTGCTTTTATCCGTACTGTTCGGGTCAATACTCAACACTTCACTGATACGCAACTTGCAGCCATGAGCGCGAACGTGCATCAACTCGTCACCGCGTGAACTTTCACCACTGGCGTAAGCATCAATCGGGAACGTAGGAATATTCCGCCACGATCCTGCAGCACGGGCGGCAGCCGAAAGAATCATAAAATTGGCAATATCCAATTCAATTTCACCGCTTGCCGCCACATCACCGGCCAGCGTGCCATCCGGCACACCTTTGTTTTTTGCCGTCGTGCTGTTGTCTTCAATCGACAGATTGAACGACTCCACATGAAGCATTAAGCCCATGACCCGGATATCAAACGATTTGCCATTAATACGGTTTGTGCTCATTGCCTTAGCTCTCCAGTCGTGTCAGGTCGAGTCTGATATATACAGTGATTTTTTTCGGGCTGTTTTTCGGTGCCGCCTGCATAGCAACTTGCACTTCTTTTGTGTTCGGCCAGTTGATTGCAATATCGCCATCAGCCGGCGTCTGCACCATGCCCGCAGTTGGCTCACCGGCAAGCGTTACGCTCTTAGCTGCGTCTTGCAGTGGCTGCATAAAGTAGCTTTCGTGGTAAGCAATACTCGATTCACTGGCGTTAAGCGTGCGATCTGCCACTTTGTTAATTGCCAGCAGGCGCACACGCCGGGTTGCGTAATCAATAACGCGGCGGTTTTCGTAAACAGAAAAATCACCGTCACTGGCATCCAGGCTGATGTGATCTGCCCAGTAAATGCCGTCTTTACCGTTGTACCACCACGGCACACTGAAGCGCGCACCAGCCAGTTCTTTCAGATGTTCAAGGTTTAAAGCCACCCCGGTTTTATCTTTTGGCGCATTACCCAGCGACTGAACAGCGCCGGTTTTAACCCGCATAGGGCTGTCAGCAATCGAAACGCTTTCGCTCATCAGGCGGCCAATAACCACACCCAGATTATTGCCGTGCAGCTGCGGTACCAGATGAACACGGTCATACACACCATTGCCGCTAATGGCCTTCGTCGCTGCAATGTATTCAGACCAGCTCTGATCAGCGATACCCGCCACCGCCGCATGAATCGTGATGTATTTACTAAGCGCATTAATGGCCAAGAGACAGGAATTCTGAATGTCGTCCAAATCGTCTGCTGTTACCGGGTCTGTTACGACAACCATCTCCGGACTAATATTGTTTGGCGGCTCCAGCGCAAATTGAACTGCCGTTAATGGGTTTTCATACGGCGTTCCGGTTTCACCGTCCCCCAGCACCGAATACAGCGGCACAACCCAGGCAGTAAAATTAGGGCCAGCATTATTGCGGGCGGCATTAATCTGGTCTTTCAGATTGCTGTCAGCCGCGCCAAGAATGTCATCAAGGTTTGTACTTGCCCCGATGGAGTGCAGTGTACCGCTTACGGTACTGGTGAGTGCGCTGTCTGCATTTTCGTCATTCAGGCCGACAAAAATCGCCGTGCGCTCCACGTCACTGGTTCCGCCCTGGCTGTTATTTTGTTGGTTAATAGAAACAACTGGATATGCCATGATTCAGGCTCCTTTAAGCGGCACGTTTTACGTCCGTCAAAATGTTTTTAATTAATCTGTCTGATAGTTCGTTCACATCAGCTTTACGCAGACCGAAGAATGGCCGCGCTTTTACCGTTACCGGCCATGACGCTTTGGTTTTCTTATCCAGCAATATCCGAAGAACCAAAGCAGCTTTGCCAAGCGTCATGTTTTCCATGATCCACTTACTACTAACCCGGCGGCTTTTCGTCTGGCCTTTCTTAACGCCGGATTTATATTTACCCGTCGGTCGTCTAAACCCGGCTTGCAGCAAGGCTTTTGCCTGCGCTTTGGTAGCCGGTGCGTCATAGTCCGGAACACCGCGAATCTTTTTCATTTTTCCGGCTGTCAGTGTTTCTGTGTAGCCTTCCTGCTGCGCCCTGGCTATCTTCCCGCTCAGGCTATTAGGCCATGTGACCTTTCCGCTATTCGGCCCGACATAGGCTTTCAGGTTTTTAGCTTTCGCCACATTTTTCAGCAGCGGCTTTTTTCTCTTCTGGTTTACACGCGGTGCGAATGCTTCACCGGTTACTGTACGCTGTGCTTTTGTATTCGCTCTGGCCTCACGGATAACCAGGCGCGTCACTTCACGGTGAAACTTCTTCCGCTTTGCCGCTGGCATTGCCAGAGCCTGCAGCTGTTTCATCAGCTTCATCTCGCCCTGCATCCGGGTTGTAATCACAGCTTTATGCTCCCGGTCACCGTCACGCTTTCAGCAACATTCAGCACATGGTCACCAAAGCTGTACTTCTGCCCTCTGATAACAATCGGGCCTTCGTCATCCCGCGTTAAATAAATCGGGTCGCGTACTTCCAGTGTCATTTCAACGTCCAGTTTCTGGCCGGTCAGTACCGTTGTTACAATGTCCGGCGCATCAAGGTCGCTGCGGTATTCCAGTGCGGTTACCCACTGATGCAGCAGCACCAGTAAAATGCCGCCACGGTCGGCGTGCATATTCTCGATCTGCAGCGCAAGCTGATAACGGTAATCGGCATAGTGCAGGCCGTTGTCATCTTCTTTATTGCTGCCTGCTTCCAGCTTTCCAGACTCCATAAACACATCAAAGCTGTTAAGCGATACGTTCAGAACTTTGCGGTTCTGATAAATCAGCTCATTCAGTGAATTCAGGGTTTTCATATCAGATAAACCCCGGTTGCACTTACGCCCTGGATTTCAGCAATCGCACCTGTAGCCTGGGCAAAATAATGGGTCGCAAGCTCGTCACCCGTGCGTGCTGAGTTTTCTGCATCAACACGCCGCCCGGTGGTAATACTGTCGGTAATCAGCTGTGCTTTTGCATCGCTGTAAACTGCTTGCAGATACAGCGCTACGACAACCGATAATTCCGCCACGGTTGAACTATCTGCATTTTCTAAACTTACCGCGCCGCTGCTCTCCACCTGGTGACGAAAGCTGTTCAGGCGCCGGTTAGTACGCGCGGCGGCAATAACCAGCGCGTTTTTAATCATGGCATTGGGCAGGTCATCATCTATCGCGTACTGCTCGCAAAAATCCGCCTGATTTAGTGCGGGCCAAAAAGCCCCATTCGGTATGTCACTGTTATCCCGTACCAGTTGCGCTTTTGGGGCAAAGCTGTAATCACTCATCATCTGGCCTGCTGTTAACTGCCCGGTTTAAATAGGTAGGCGGCTTACTTAACCCTTTCAGACAGGCCTCTGCCTGAGCTGCTGAAGGTTAAGGGCCACCCGGTGGTGCAGGAGTCGTTAT